TCTGCCATATGTTATGCAATCCTCTTCAACAAGATTTGCAACATACCAACCAAACCTGTGAGTGTACCTGCCATTAACACAGCTAAAGCATCACCTCTAGACATCACTGTTGGTGATGCAATCAACGTGGCAAACCTGTACGTTGGTGCTGTTATGGTGAAGTCCAATACCGCTGTTTGTTGTGCTACACCTGAACCAATAGCCACACATTGTGGGCACACAATAACTGATGCTGCCGCACCTGATCCGCCAACAACAGTGTGGGCTCCTGATACACTGTGCACTTGCCACAGTCCTTCATGACAATGCCAGACAAAGCTGGATATAGAGCCCACCAACAATGGCCAACTTATGAGTTGGTATGGACTAAAGTATCTACCAGTGTTGTCACGTAAACCAAGCTCATCCATCTCTGCAACAACAGATGTGACCCCTGCAGTATTAGCCCTACCACGAATGGTCAATGCTTGTTCTATTGGCATATGTTGCTCCTCTCAGTGTTAACGTTGAACAAAGCCATTGGTTGCAGATGGCATTGGTGGCTTTAAGCCTGCTACACCTGTTGGCGGTTGTTGTCTTACACCTGGTGCAGCAGTGCCATTGGCCTCACCATCCATTTCCTCAACACCAGGCATGGGCTGTGGCTGTGGTGGTGGCAATGGTATGACCACTTTGGACAATCCCCTTTCACCCATACCAGAACGCCATATCATTTGCACCAATTCAGGCAGGTTGAAGGCATAGCCTTGCTGTTCCATCATTGGTGCAAGTTGTGGTATGAGGTTGAGAAACACCATCAATTGCTGTGTCCGCTGGTTCTCATCTTGGAATTGCAGGCTACCTACCCATTCAAATTCATAGTCACCCAATATGTCCTGTTTCTTGAGCAGACTGGACCTATTGTCACCGTATATGGCTTGACCACCAGGTATCCTAATCAGTTGACTGTCTGGTATGAACTGTGCGGCAACCTTGTAGATGTCGCCCAATGCTTTGGTCAGCACATCCTGTTCCAATATCTGAGCCATATCCTTAATGTCTGCCATGCTCAAACTGACCAATGACATCATCGCTGATCCTGACCGTGGCATATTCCTGCCAGGTTGTCCTTCTGCCATCGTGCCAGCACCAGATATACTTTGCAGATACCCATTGGCAATCTGCCACGCTCTCAAACTGTTAGTGGATGTGACAGGTGGTTGCACAAAGGTCATGCTTGACCGTGGATCACCCAACATTTCCCATATGGCTCTACCTTTGGCTACCCAGCTCTCGTGACGCTTGCCTGCTTCTTCACCAACAATGATGAACCCTTGTTCCCAATCTACCTGATCCTTAAACTGGTTGAACAGGTCCATTTGCATACTGTCAAGGTCGTTGATATCCTCAACTGCTGTGGTGGTATATGTCTCGTTAGGCAATGCACGATGGATGGCCATTCTGTACAATGGTTCATCATAGTTGGAAGCAAAGAAACCAACAATCTTTGCCCCACCCTTGATGTTCCATGCTATATAGCACTGGTACAGTTGGTCTTCTCGTGTCACCCACAGTTCAGTCAATGACACATAGGCTGCTGTGCTACTGTTCAACTGTGTCTTGGTCTTCTCTATATCCACACCAGCAGTAAGGTCAGTGATACCACTGTAGGACAAGCGTTCAGCAATGTGATAGGGCCACTCTGGCTTGGTCAAATCATCGTAGTCTATTTCATCGACAATGTTCTTCGCTACCCATGTCCTATACTTTTCATAGGGCATCAACATGTCTTCAAACACAATGTCTGCATCATTCACGCTGGTAGCTGTTTCAGGGTAGATGAAGAAGGAGAATGGATCAACCACCCTTTGTGTTGGCCACGCTTCACCATTGCGGACCATTATGCTGGTTTTCAAGATGGGCCAACCATACAAGTGTAAGCAGCGGGACAACTGTGTAATATTGGTGCGTGTGGCTATCTTTTTCCGCATGACATAGTTCATGAAGGCGTCAGTGTTGGTCAACCTGTCCTGTGGAATGTCACCAAGGGGCATGACCTCAAACCATTTGACACTGGGGGTAAGCATTTCCACACATCTGACCACTGACCGTTCTATCGTTCTTCTCCCTGATGGTGGCTGATAGGTCTTGGTGGCAGACTTGTACACCATGTCTGGATGCTGGCCATACCATGTGCGGCGATTATGTAACCATTTCTGTTCTATCAGTTTCTTGCGATCACGGATGGTTCTGCATGTGGTGCAGTAGGCTTCACGGAGGCTGCGCTTCAGTTCATTCTCTTGAACAGGTGGCAATGGCTGGATACCTGTGTTCAATGTTGGTGCATACAACGTTAAACAAAGATACAACAGGGTGGACAAAAAGTCAAGTGGCTGATATCACCATCATGTCAATCTGGCAGCAAGGTCCGCATCAGACATTTCCAACCATTCCAGGTATTGTGGACCACTATATCTGACCTTGGCAAATGGATCACGTTGATTCTGTTGGGTCAGTTCCTTCTGGTCCTGCCACGATATACCCCACTTGACATAGTTTTCAGCACCATAGCGCCATGCACATGCCACATCAGCAAAGTATCCGTCCTCAGTTGGCTTGTCCCCATGGGGACCAATACGAGGTTTAGGATACTTATACCCACCTTCCAACGCTCCAATCAGTGCTTCACACTTGTTGGATATTAACACCAACTCCAGCCCACACTTGCATGGTTCCTTTGGCTTCAACAATCCACGCATGTATTGCAGCGATGGCACAAGGTTGATATACCGCCACTTGAACGCCAACCTATATTCATGCATCAGTATCTTCATGTCACCACGACGGTCTTTGTTACTGGAGCTGTCACGATAGCCTGACCTATCACCACAGTTCACCACACACTTTGCCTCTTTATATAACCGTTCAGTATGTGGCACCACATAGTTGTCATACAGCTCTTGCACCGTGGCACTGAAGCAATCCGCTGTCTCTGACAGAGCAAAGTAATGGTTGACATTGTACTTACACTTGAACAGGTTAGCGTACACCACTGCTGGATGTCTGAAACCAAAGTCAAATGTTCTGATAAGTGGTAGATCAGGTCTAAACTTTAAGGGAGCAACATGTTTGCCATGGTCAAACTGTGGAAACACAGGTATGCCACCGTATGCTGGTATACTATCCCCATGAATGACACGGCGTATCACATTGTCTGACCTTCCCATCTTACGCTGAATGGCCATCAGCCCTTTGGCATAGCCTGTCCCAAGGAACACGTTTTCACCTGTGTCACCTTTCAGCCATGTCACTGTGCTTTCATCACCTAAGGTGTATACCCCTTCTGTTTTGCCAAATAACGTATGGAGGAAACTGTCAATTGGAGGGGGATTGGTGGACACGTAACCCCGCAAAGAACCGTGTGGACAGGTTTCCTTGCTATACGTTGCCTTATGGTATAACACTGCGGGCAGACGTAACCGTGACATAAGCCCTGCTGACACATCTGTACCCACAAAGAAGTCCACCAAACATTCATAGGCATCATCCACCCAGAACAATCCTTTGTTTGCACCTAGACCTCTACGCCAGTTCTTACCCTGAATGGCTTTGAGGTCACTTTCACACCATGGAAAATCTATCTGTGTGTACACACCTGATATCTTTTTACTGAACTGTGGATTGGCAATGATGTTCTTCTCAGCCAACCTGATAACACATTCTGTCACCACCTTCCATGCGCTGTCAAACAGGTCATCGTAGTTATACCTGGATATCACCCCACTATTGCATGGCACTACCAGCGCATTCCACACACAAATGACGCCAATGGGCGTGGTCTTACCTGACCCTACGCCACCTTGGATATAGGTGTACTTTGTGTCAGCATCCAATATCTCCTGTTGTTTGGGCAAGATGTGCTGGTGTGTTGTATCAGCCTGTGGACAGTCTGGCAACATACAGTCTGGAAAGAAGTCCAAGATGTTGTACTTGTCAGATGGTATCATTGGCCATCATCCCGTACCGTGATAACCAGTGCATTATCACGCCACTGGTAGACATCAGCAATCACAAACATTTGCCCATGTGTCTCACAGTACACATCCACAGGTATATCACCATATTCCTCTTGCAACACCATCAATTGATTGACCAAATCATTCACGTTCAATTTGCACCTCCACATCTATTTTTTGTCCAAAAGCCCTTA